TGTTGGTCAATATCAACACTTGATGCTTGAATAGGACTCATTCCATAATAATCATCTAAAGGATTAAAAAGTTTTATATGTTTAACTTTAGAACCACCTGTTGCTTGATCTACATCATAACTTTCAACTACTTGTCCTTTTAACATATAGTCGTAAGCTACTGGCATTGCTCTTGTGCCTGTTCTTATTTTAATTCTATCTGGTCTTAAATTATAAAGTTCAGTTGGTGGAGTATTATCTCCTCCTACACTTAACATATAATTATTCCCTGAAATTAATAAATAAGAATAAACACTTTGAAACCATTCAACTTGTGACATAGTTGGACTTGGCTTATATAATAAATCTAAAAGAGGGTGATTATCAACTTCTTGATCTCCTCTAAATAAATTAATTTTAACTCTTGAAGCATTGTTTGCTATTTCATTTACGCATCTATATACGATAGCATTTTCAGAATAACCATCAGTTGCTAAATCTTCATAAGAAATTTTAGGTGCTGAATCATATCCTAATGAATTATAATAAACTATGGGTGCTTCTTTTTTCTGCACCTTTGGTTGTTCTTTTGTTTTAAAAATATTTTTTATATTGTCATAAATTGCCATTAACTAATTCTCCAATTAACTTTGCCTGTCCTTTGTGACAGTTCTGTTATTCCCCATACTAACGCATCTAATCGGTCAGGCGAACCTGTGAAAGTGATGGGATTATAATTTGCCATTTGATCTTCTAAAAACTGAAATGGTTTTAAATGCTTAACTCTATTCTGTTCATATAATGCTGATATTGGTTCTGCTCTTAAATACTTACCTTTGGTTGCTCTTACACTTCCATAACTTATATTGTTATCAATAGTCCTTATCACTCTTTCAACTAAATCTCCACCATTATTTACTTCGGCTATTATTTTATCTGCTTCATATTTATAATAAGTTTCAACTGCCATCTTTGCCCATTGATCAGGTGTGTATCTACCAGTCACATCATCAATAACATAAAATTTTTCATCAGTACCTTTAGCACAAACTACAATTCCAGTTTCATCAGAATTTTTTTTGCTAGTAACTGCTGGATCAATAGCAACTACTGTTCTTGTAAAGTTTGGTACTATATCTGTTGATTTAATGAGTGCCTTACTAATCATATTACGATTCCATAAAGCACCCTCAACATCTTCTAAAATTTCAGCGAATAATTCTTGTCTGCCCAGCCGAGTTCCTTCATACTTTTCTTTCAACTTTTTAACTGCGGACTCTGCAAGATTATTCTTATTCTCAAAAGTGCTACCTCTTGTTACAAGAGAATCTTTATTAACTACTAATTCTTTTATTAAATCTGTTGGCTTGGGTGTTGTTGTTATTATTACTTGTGGCTTGTCGCCAAGTCTTAATCCAAATAATAATTGATCCCATGCTTCTGCGTTCTTCCAACTTCCTAATTCATCACACCATGCTCTATGAAATTGAGGACCTCTTAATCTGTCTGGTTGTTCAGCAGAAAAAGTTTTATAAATAGTTCCATTCTTAAGAGTAAGTTCTCCAATACTTCTATTCCAGTTTTCAATATTATCTGTATCAATACAACCTAACAAACCAGATACTCCCTCTATACAAGTATCACGACCATCTCCAAATGTTGGAGTTACTATCGCTATCCTAGAATTAGGTCTAGTCAATCCATAAAATGCAACATCTTGTGCACCAGTTCTAGTCTTACCCCAACCTCTACCAGCAAGTATTAACCAAACATTCCAATCTCCTTTAGGAGTTATTTGTTTCTGTCGTGCTGTCTTGCACCAGTTCAGGTGCTTCAATAATATCTTTTGGTTTGGTGAAGTTAATCTCGTCAAAAACTTTTCGGATTTCAATAAGCTGTCTTTCCTCTCCGAATAATTTATCTCCATCTTTTCCTGTAAGTTCATGATAATTTTTTTCTTTCCAACCTGCTTGTGTTTTTAACCAGAATATTTGTGCAACTACATTACCATCTTTTGCTTTTTTAAACAATGCTTGTGATATAACTGCATTTGCTCTAGCTTTACTCGTATCTAATTCTTTTCTAAAATTTTTTCTTAAAGTAGGTTCACTAATTTTTACTATCTGTGCTATGAGTGTTTGTGTTACCCCAGCTATCGTCAATGCTTCAACTAATTTAGCATCATCTTCTTTTTTTATATAAGGTGGTCTGCCTACTTCATTATTTTCTGTTGTCATATTCCTTTTTTATAATCGAAAAAAATTATTAATGCACTATATATAATGATAATTAATAGAAAATAACACTTAAAACTAACTTTTATTACGAAATTAATTAATATCTATGAGTTATGGTTAAAAAGTCGCTATTTTACTGACTTATTTAACTAATAAAAATTAATAATTTCTATTATTTTACTTTTAATTTCTCTAAAAATGATTATAATTCTAATTATGAAAACGAAAACAATAACTAAAAAAGGAGATAACATGAAAAATACTAAACTTAAAAAAGACATTATGAAAATTGCAGAAGCAGAAAGTGCTACTGAATTTACTATCGTCTGTGGTACTTTATTTGTTAAGTTTAATTCTTCAATAGATAAGAAACTTGCAAATAATCTTAAAACTACATTACAAACTTTCTTTGATAATAGAAAAAAGAATGATTGTTATGTTAAAATGTCAGAAATCGGTACTACTGAGTTCGCTTATGACTTCACACCAATCGTTGATTTCAGAATGGAAGGTATATTATAATGTCAAAACAAACTATGATGCAAAAAGTTGTTGATTCAGTTTTATCTAGAATCGGCAAATATGGTAAAGACTGGTTGAAACCTTGGGCATCTTTAGGGATGCCAAAAAACCTTTCTTCAGGCAAAAATTATAGAGGAATTAATACTATTGCTCTATGGATTGCTAAAGAAGAATGTGGTTTTACTTCTGATATATTTGGTACATTTAAACAAATAACATCAAAAGGTGGTAAAGTAAATAAAGGTGCAAAAGGTACACAAGTTATTTACATGCAACCTGCTTTATACAGAAATGCTAGAACTAATGAAACTCCTGATACATCAGATGGTGCAGTTAAAGTTCAATATAATTTAATGAGAACTTATTTTGTTTTTAATCTAGACCAAACTACTGGATTAGAAAATTACAAAGAAGTTGAAGCAGAGGGTTCTGAAACTTTACTTGATGTAGAGCAGTATGTAAAAAATACTGGTGCTACTATTAAGTACTCATCAGAAACTTTATTTCTAAAAAATAGTTGTTATTATGTACCAAGCCAAGATTATATCGGTATGGTATCTAAAGATCAATTTAATAGTAATGATAGTTCTTCTGCTACTCAAAACTTTTATGCTACTTTACTTCATGAACTAACACACTGGACTGGTCATAAGTCAAGATGTAATAGAGATGAAAAGTATAAAGCTAAATATTTTGAAAACTTTGATTCAAAAGAGAAATATGCTTTTGAAGAATTAGTTGCTGAAATAGGTTCTGCTATCCAATGTTGTATGTTAGGGATTACAATGGAGCCTACTCCTCACGCAATTCAATACTTAAATATTTGGAAAGATAGAATTAAGGAAAGACCAGAAACTATCTTTAAAGCAAGTGCTTTGGCACAAGCTGGTGTAAGTTATATTCAAGATTTACAACCAAATAATAAAATTGAATCAAATCAAAACATGTCTAAGTTGTTTAAAAATAGATACGCATCTTAATAACTCTCTCGCCCCATCATCATTAATTTGGTGGTGGGGTTTTTTTTTGTCACTTATCTCATTATGATTTATCCCTTATCATAGGTGTACGCATAAATCAATAAAATTTTTGTTTAAAGAAACCAAAATGTCTTGATAAGTCGTCTAATACTTCTCTTAATCTACTTCCCATATACCTTTGATCAATATGCAAAATGTTTCTTGTTTGTTTTAATGAATAATCTTGACCACATATATAAGAAGCAATCTCAAAACCTTTATTTCCTAACACTTTATGTATTTCTACCAACTGTTCAATGTTATGTAAAGCACCATAAGAAACTTTATCTTTAGCACCACTTATAATAAATGCACCTAAATCCCTGCCTTTCATTCCTCCAATAGCACTTGATTCAAATATTTGCCTAAACTTTATTCCTGCTTTATGTTGATAATCAACTATCAAATGTTTATGAAACATATAATCAAGTCCACATTCTCTTACATTAACCATCACAAGAGTCGTATATTTTTTACCTTGAGGAGTTAATTCGTGTCTTTCTTGTGGAACTATCAATGGTTTTTTGTCTTGATCTTTCATAAAAATTGTTTATTAATTAGTCATGCAGATAGAATTAATAGAAACTAATAAACTTTTACCATATATTAATAATCCTAGAAAAAATTTAAACATTGACAAAGTTGCTTCTAGCATAAAAGAGTTCGGATTTCAACAACCCATAGTAGTTGATAAAGATTTTACAATTATAGTAGGTCATACTAGATTTGAAGCCGCAAAAAAATTAGGAATAGAAAAAGTTCCAGTACAGATAGCTGACTTATCTCTTAATCAAGCAAAAGCATACAGAATAGCTGACAATAGATTAAATCAAGACGCAAACTGGGATACTAAATTATTGAATTTAGAATTTAATGATTTGTTATCTGAAAATGTAAATTTAGATACTTTAGGTTTTAGTAATGATGAATTAGATAATTTATTATTAAAAACTGATGAAGAATCAGATGTTGATTTAAATGAAGATATAGAATCTCAAGAAGAAAGAATTAATGATGTTAAAATGATTCAATTATTTTTTAATCCAGAAAATGACACTTTATTTAAAGAAGCAATAGAAAAAATTTCTACAAGAGATAAGATAGATAATATTTCTGATGCTGTATTGAAAGCAGTATTAAATGAAGCTTCTCAAACTTAATCCAATATTAAACGAAGAACAGATTTCTAATTTAAAAGGAACTTTTTTTACTAAAGATTTAATTAAACATCATATCACAGAAGATACAAAAATAGTAAATGAGAATGGCGACATACTTGCTGTCTTTAAAAAAAATGCTGTACCTAAAGAAGTTGTTGATAAATGTAGAAGTTCATTTAGAAAATCAATATCAGTAAGTAATAATAGAGGTCAAGCCGCAGGACCTATTCCAGATAATTATAAAATTGGAGATAAGATTGATGGTCTTACTATCGGTAAGATAATGGGTAATAGATTTTTACCTTTATTAAAAAGCGGAAAACTTTCTAAATCAGCTAAAGCAAGAGCAGTTAAAAGTTCTATAATTGGTTTTAGTGATAGATACCCAAGAATACCTTATTGTCGTACTAGTATGTGGACTCAAAGGAACTGGAAAGAATATAATAATTGTTTGCCTTACATTAAATATGTTGATGCTTTTTTTAAGCAACACGCACCAGTAAGATATAAAATTCAAAAAAAAATGGCAGAAAAAAGTTCACAAGATTTTATAATAAAAGATACTGCTTTTAGTACAGTAACAGTAAATAAAAATTTCAGAACTGCTGGTCATTATGATAATGGAGATTTAAAAGAGGGATTTGGAAACTTGGGTGTAATATCAAGAGGAGATTATGAGGGTTCTATTACTGTGATACCAAAATATGGAATAGGATTAGATTTAAAAAATGGAGATTTAGCAATCTTTGATGTTCACGAATTACATGGAAACACAGAAACTACTACAAAATCATTTTATGAAAGGATTAGTGTTGTTTGTTATTATAGGGAAAAAATGATATACTGTGGTAATGCTGATTATGAATTAAATAGAGCAAAGACTAACACTAAAAAAGTTGCTGATGAAGAAGAACTAAAAAGAGCAAAAATAATAAAAGATGAAATTTTAAATGACTCAAAAAGCAATACTTTGTAATAAATATGAGTTTAATATTAATGTTCCTTTAAAAGATGAAAGTAATAAAAAAAGAAACGATCAATCATATTTACATTTTATAACATCAAGACAAGATTTAGTTTCAGCAAAATGTATAGCTACTGAATGGTTATTGGAAGATGTTAATATAAATAAAGAATATTCTATCAGAGAATATTTTGCTGGAGTAGGTATTCAAGCAACACTACTACAAAATATGTTAAATGTTAAAAAACATAAAGTTTCAGATATTGATTTAGAATGTTTTAATCAATTAAAAGAAGATAATAGATGGAAATCTTTTAAAGAAGATGGTCATAAAGCTATGTTAGATAATGAATATTTTGATATAAAAATGTTAGATTTTCCTCATAGCAGTATCATACATTTAAAAAGAGGTAAGTGGTCAAATTTTTTAGCTTCTTTTATTTCTAAACCAGAAATAGTGTGTTGGACAGATACTTCAATGACATACTCTATTAAAATTCATGGTTATAATTATGCTAAAGAGTTAAATGTAAGTAGTTTAAACTCTTTTTCTGAGTACTTTAAAGCTATGTCTGATTGGTTATATAGTCAAGTTGGTTATTCAATAGTCAAAGTTGCTTATAGGGCGAA